GGCGGCAGCGGACGGAGCCGCATGGCGGGTAAGCGACGAAAGCCCATACCGTTCGCTCCGCCTCGCGTCCGTCCCTTGAGGACTCGGACATGGCACTCCAGCGCACGCAGTTCTTCTGGCGGCTGACCGGCGGCGAGACGAAGGTCACGGGAGGGGCGACCATCTACTACCCCATCAACCGCTCCCTGACCCGCACGCTGAACGACGGAACGGGCATCGGGGCCGCGCAGAAGGTTGTCACCATCATCGACAGCACGACCAGCGCGTATTCGGTAGTTACCGGAAGCGTCTCCGACATCAACCTGACCAGCCTGACCGGACCCTTCGGCACGGTGAATATGACGGCGGTGAAGGGCATCCTGCTGGTCAACAAGGCGGCGGCGACCAACACGACCCATACTATCACCATGTTCGGGGCTACCGCATCAGCGTTCGTCGGTCCGCTGGGCGGGAGCAACCAGACGCTCGTTGTCCAACCAGGGGCGGCGGTTCTTCTGCTCAATGACCAGGCGGGCGGGTGGACGACCAGTTCGCAGAACAACCTGCGCCTGCGGGGCGGCGCGGGGACGAACTCGGTGTCCTACGACCTGCATATCATCGGCCTCGGCTCGTAACCGGAGGCGGTCGTGGCGACGTACGCGCAATCCAGGAATCCCACCCGCACCGATGACTACGCCGCAGGCGTCAATCCCGGCGACCTGTGGACGAACACGGCGACGGGAGCGCAGTACGTCTGCATCGCCAACGGACGGGGCAACGCCGTGTTTCAGCGCGTGGCGGGAAGTACGACGGTCGAGGCTCCGCTGGTGTCGGGGAACGTGGCGACGGACGCAGCCGTTGCGACTACATTCACGGTGAATCTGACGGGCAACGCGACGCTGCTGGCCCCGTCCAATCCGTCTCCCGGCCGCGCTCTGGTGTGGGTGATCCGGCAGGGGTCCGGCGGACCGTACACGCTGACGTTGGCTACCGGCGCTGGCGGGTTCAGGGCGGGGGTGAACATCCCCTTGCCGCTATCGCTGTCCACGGGTGTCGGGGACGTGGATTACCTCGCTGCGAAGTACGACGCCATCGACGGATACTGGGACGTGGTGGCGTTTATGAAAGGGTACTGATATGGCGTTTCAGTCGGCATCCATGACATTCGGGTTTACCGGGCTGGAAACGAAGTCCTACGGCGGGGTTTCGATTTCGTGGCGACCCTCCATCGTCCAGACGTTTCGCTGGGGCTTCGGCAACACCGGGACGATGGCCGACACGCTCGCGGTGATCGAGAAGATAGATGTGGGGTCCGGTACGCAGGTCTCCTTCCGTGCAGACTCGGTACAGCCCTTGAACCCAGGCTACCCCATAACGGCGGTGAAGATATACGCTTTTCTTCTGGAAAATACCGGGGTGGTTCAGTTGTACACCTTCGGCGCGGGTTTCACGGAATCGATTTTTCACACTACGTCCGCGGTTCCCGTAGGCGGTTTGGTGCAGGCGTATAACCCAGTCGGATGGGATATAGACGGTTTTTCAACGATCCAGTTTGAAGGGGAAGGCAACGCGCATGTGTCCTTCCGGCTCTGGTGGGTCGGACGATGATTCGGGCACGGGCGATTTCGTCTCGTCAGTCGGTCAGGGTCATGCGAGAGGTGGCTGACTACTACGACTTCCGCGTTTACGGCCTGGGAAGGACCAGAGCCGAACGGGGATGGGTCGTCAGCGAATCCCCCCTGCGCGTCGAGATAAACGGCGCGGTGGCGGAGATTCCCGGCGTCGATGGACCCCGACCCGTCGGAATCGTGTTTCAGCGGGAAGGAGATGGCTGGCGGTTGTACGGAGTTCGATATCGGGACACCTACTGTCGTGCCAAGTTGTTGTGCTGGGCCGTGGATCAGCACAAGGTTCTTTCGGGTCAGTAAATGGACTTGCGGAACATCATCATCCGCGAGGCTGAAAGGCAGGGTGTCTCGCTATGGGACTTGGCGAAGCGGGCTACGGCATCCCACCGGACGACCGTTTTCCGTTACCTCAAAGGCGAAACAGACGCGCGCTCGCGCGTGGTCGAGGAACTGTTGACGGTGCTGGGCCTGCGGATTGAATCATCGAGTCGGAAATCAGGCGGGGAAACCCCCCGCCATAAGTAGGGCCTTTCGTTGGTCTGGTCGGCCAGGTAGTATTTACGCTGCGTAGAAACGAGGTGTCTATGCCCATCCGTGAAATGCTTTCGTCCCTGTTCGGTCTTCCGGTGGTTCGCGTCCGCGAGGCTTCGCGGCTGGACGAATCCGACGACTCGCCGGAGTTCATCGCGCGCGAGGTCGCGTCCGCGACGCTCGACCGGCATAACGACACCGCGAAGTCGGTCGCCGTGCTCGAAGGCGACGCCTACGCCGTGGTCGGCGACCGTATCGCTGTCCTCATCGAGCCGGACGGGAACATGGTCGCCCAGCGCATCCCCCGTTTCGGTGGCGACTCCGGTTCCGCGCGGGTCGTGTCGGAAGCGTTCACGCGAGATGACGCTTACAGCATCGCTTCCGAGTTGGGCAGCATGGCCTCGTTGCGCCGTCCGGTCCGTGTCCAGGTCGTATCCCTTCTGGCGGACTACTTCTCCTATGCCAGCCTGCCCGGATTCGACCGAAACCAGTTCTTTCGGGACGCGGGTGTTACGCCGTCCCAAGTGGACCGCGCTTCTCACGACGAGGAAGCGGCTGAGGAAGCGGCTGAGGAAGCGGCCGAAATCTACCGGATGGAGCGCGTCATCCTCGAAACCTGCGACCCGGCGAAGATTCCGCAGGATGCCGCTCAGGAGTTCGACGACGCGAAGGCCGCTACCGACGTGGACGGCGCGCTTGCGGCGTTCGCCCGCATCGTGACCGAGGCGGGAAGCATCACCGAAGCGGCGGCCAAGCGGTTTCTCAACCGCAGCCAGCGGAAGATGCTGGCACGGAACCGCTCTCGGCGCACGGGGGCTGAGCGGGTTCGGGCGCGGGAGCGCAAGCGAAACCGGATTCAACTCAACCGGCAGGCCCGCATCTACTACCGGAAGCATCGGAATCTCATCAAACGTCGCCGTCGTCGCTATGCCGCGATGGAGGGGGCGCTGGACTCCATCACCGGCCCCTTGGAGTTCACTCAGGCCCTCTCCGCTTTGCTGGAAGCGGCGCGAATCCCCTACGCCTCGGTCGCCGAGGGAGAGACGGGGGAAGTGCTGGTCCCGGAGCGGGTTTCGGACACGCTGCTGGAAAACCTCGATGGAACCGCGACGTGGGCCGACGTGCTGCTGGAGTTCGAGAAGCGGTATGACGAAGACGACTACCGTGGCGCGCAGGCGGGGGCGGTTCAGGCGGCTGCCAAAACGGGCAAGCCGCATTTCCTGTACGTCACCGTGGACTCGATGGGCCGTGAATCGTTCTACGCAAGCGACGAAGACCCCAATACGTTTTCGGCTGGAGGGGAAACGGTCTATCCCATCGCCAAGTTCCTGCCTGACGGTCTTTCCGTGTCCTTCAAGCGGGTCGGAAACAAGTGGGTCGAGTTCAGTGACGGGTCGAACCAGGCGCGGCGGTTGGCCGCAAGCGTCGGCTTGGAGGAGCAGTACGACGACGATGACGACAGCGACGACGAGGACAGTGAGGACTACGAAGGGGATGATGACGCAGAAGAAGACGACGAGGAGGATGAACAGGACGAGGCGTTGATCGAGAAGGTCGCGCAGATGTACGACGACGGCGTGGATGAGGACGAGATCGCTGAGGTAGTGCGTCGTGCTTACCACGCGGCAGGTTTTGTGTCCGGTAATAATCGTGGGTCCGCAACCCGGCGTAATGTCGTGTCGCTGACGGAGGTGTCCGCCCCGAAGTTCACGAAGGTCCACTTCACGGCGGTCGCCAAGATCATCGCCGACCTCGACCTGCCAATCGAAAAGAAACTCGCGGTCGCCTATGCGTTCGCGGACTACTTCGAGTCCCAGTCTTCGCTGTTCAAGCGCGATCTGTTCGTCAATGCCGTCCGAACCGGCAGCAAGCCTCGCAAGGATGATCCCCCGACGGACGAGTCCGCCGAGGTGGAGGAGGCGAAGAAAGCCGCCCGGCGCAGGCGCGCTGTGATCGACTACTGGCGCACCACGGACGGCGGGCACAGGGTCGGGTTCAAGGGTCGTCCGCCCAGGGGCATCCCTACGGCGGGTAATCCGATTGTGCTGGACCTGCTCAACAAAGGCGGTCGGGCCAAGGGAAAGAGGCGGCGTCGGGACGAGGCGCTCGGTACGCGATTCGACGATGAGGGCGGCGCGGGCAGCGGGCCTATCGGCGAAGCCCGCCGGACCAAGAATCCCGCCGAGATGTCGAGCGATGAAGTGGACAGCGATACTCGGATGCCGATGAGTGGTCGTGAGATCATCGACACACTGGATTGGGTACGGACCCGCAGGGCACTGAAGGGGTTTCCCGACACAGTGCATGCGCTGTTCGTAGCGAACGCGATGCGGCTGAAGAGACCGTATAGCAAGAAAGCCGCCGCCGAATACGGGCTTACCCAAACGCGGGCTGAGTGGGACAAGCAGCAGCACGAGCCTACCGACGAAGCCAAGCGCATCCCGCACGGCATGGTTCCGTGCAGCGTGAAGACCCACCACTCCGCGTGGCTGGTGACATTCGGCAACGGTAAGGACTTGTTGCTACCGTCCGACTTCGACCAAGCGGCCTTCGCTGCCAACGCGCTGGGCGGCCTGAAGGCTCCGCGTGACTGGGATGGCACGCCAAGCACCCTCCCCGGCTTTGACGACTTCGACCCCGGAGACATCTACGCCTGCCCGGACGAATATCAGGGCATGGCCGAGTCGTCAGGTGGTGTGGTAGTGACCTCCGGTATGAAGGTCCGCGAGGCACAGGACGAAACCGGATGCGCCGAGGATGAGCAATACATCCACGGTCGGGACATCTGGACCCCCGACTACGAGAACTGGTACATCGGCGACGAGAAGATTCACGAAGGCCCGGCCAGCGGCATCCGTGACGTGATGGAGAAGCACCTGGCTGACGCCGCCGACAAGGACTTCCACGTTTTCCTGCGCTTCGAGGACGGGACGCACCAGTTGCTCTACGACTTCATCGACGATTCCGTGCAGAACGGAAACGGCAAGCGGCAGGACAACGACGAGGAGGATGACGATGCCCGCGCGTCGAACATCGCGCGCCTACGGCGAGAACGCCCGTGGCTCGCCCACCTTTCCGACGCCGACCTGCTGGCGGTCGAGTGCGTTCGGTTTCCGAAGGACCGTTTGACGGAGTTCAACGAGGTCGCCAAGCGCGCCGGAGCGGACGCCGAACAGACCTACGCGACGGTGGAAGGCGACGAAATGGTGGTCGCGTTGCCGAGGCCGGTCCTGAGAAAAGTCCGCGCGTTCTTCAACGGAAACGGGGTCGTGTACGGATGAACGCTGCGTAAATGGGGTGGACGTTCTCCCCTCGCTGCGGTTATCATGTTCCGGTAGTCGAAACAGGAGTCAAACATGCCCATCGTGATTGAGCACGTCAGCGACGACATTGAGCAGGCCGATGTCGATTCCCTTTACACGCCGGACGGGAACCTGACCGTCGAAGGTCAACTCATCGAGGACTTCCTGAACTGGGTGGACTGGTCGCCCATCTTCGAGGATGCCTACTTCGACGCCATCAAGTACCGCACGACTGTTCCTGCCGACGCCATCGACGAGGACGGCGAACCGGCGTTCTGGTCCCTGGACGAGAACGACGACGGCGACGGGCTGGTTACGATTGAGAGCATCGTCGGCGAGGACTTGGGCGACTACATCGACGAGGACGACCTGTTCGAGTCGTTCTGCTACTACATCGAGAACCTGCCGGAGGACACGCTGGAAGAAAAGACCCGCAAGGCGGTCGGCCTTGCGATGGTCGGTCTGGAAGAGTCGAAGCGGTTCGGCCCCCGCGCAGTCAAAGAAATCATCGGTGGCGTCACCAAGGTCCGGCCCGCGTCGGCCGGGCCGTACCCCGGCAAGTTCAAGAACCTGCTGCGCAGGAAGAATCAAGCACCGCTCGCCAAGCGGCAGTTGAAGGCGATGTATTACAAGGGCGTGTACGACTACCGGACCAGGAAAGACGGTAACAAGCGCGTTGCGGTCGTCACCTACAAGTCGAGCGGCGTTCCGGCGGCGGTGAAGAAGTACAACAAGGTGAAAGCGATGATGCGGCAGAGTTCCAGCCTGCGGACGGCCCGGAAACTCGCTGGGAAGGACGCGAGCGGGGAGACCAAGGCCAAGGCTGTCGCCGGAAAGGCTACACCGAAGGTCAAGGCTGTCGCCGGAAAGGCTACACCGAAGGTCAAGAAAACGGCGGTGAAGCCGGTCAAGAAGGTTGCGAAGAAGGGCAAGTCGGTTCGACTGGCCGCGAGCGTCGGCGGTGAGGGCGGCGCGTACGCGCCTTCGGCTGGCCTGACGGAAGGCGCGTCGCTGGTGGCGGGTGTGTTCGCCCACCGCGCGAGCCAGACCGTGAATCTCCGCATCGACGAGAATCAGTAGTATGCGAGGCAGTTCATGCCAGACGGTCCCGACATACGCCCCGTCGAGGGTCTGACAGAATCCGCCGAGCAAGCCCTGCGAACATCCTCAATCTCCTCGGGATTAGCCGCCGTAGCCGCCAGAGCGAAAACCGCTCGGCCTGCGGCGGCTGTTCTTTCCGCCCGCCCGCAGCATCCCCCGTCCCGACCGCGCACGCTGGCGGATTTCGTCCGTGAGGTTTCAGACGGCTCGGACGATATCCTGGACGGCAGCACGCGCCCCGTTCCGGTGCGCTTCGGCGATTCCGGTACGGCGGGCCGTCCGTCGTCCGGTGCGGGCATGGCGGCTGCTGCGCTGCGCAGGTTGCGGACATAGAAACGGGAACGAGGATGCCTCTTCTGGCGGTCGTTGTCGGAAACGTCGATGCCGAAGCGATGGCTCGTCGGCATGGATGCGAGGTCGGGAAGCCCGGCTACCTGAAATATGTTCTCGAATCGAATACCATCGTCGCCGTGCGCGATCTGAAGGACGTGGTGAAGGTCGCGGACGAAGCAAGGCGTTGTGGATTCACGTTGGGCGTGTTCGGGGCTGGTACGTTCCTTCAGGAGCAACTACGTTCGTTCTTCGCAACCCCGGCCGGTCCGGGCGAACGTCGAAAGAACAGGACTCTGCCGTCGGGGTCTGCGGCCCGCCGCAGACCTGATGACCGGGCGGATAATCGACATGAGGCTCACGGTTCCCCAGCCAGTCCGAATCGTCGCTTCCGGCGCGGTCGCTCTCCATTCGACCAGCCCGCTCCCCGGCACGGTCGGGGTTAGCCTCGCCCGTCGGCTGGAGCGCGGGTCCATCGGCCTCGCCCAACTGGTTCGCGGGGCCGAGTACGTCGCCTGCCGGTTCCGGCGTGTGCAGGAAGCCCGAAACCTTCTCTACACGCCGGAAACGTCGGCTCTGCTTCGGTCGTGGGCGATGCACGGCGGGGACGCTGGCGCGGACTGGTTCCTGCGGGAGCGGAAAGCCGCGTCCGACGCCGGGGTGCTTCCCCCTGCCCCCCTGCTTTCCGTGTTCACGCTTCAACCGGAGGACATCTACAAGCGGTTCAATCTCGGCGCGTGGAGGTTCGAGTATGGCCTGACTCCAGCCAAAGCGGCGCGTTTCGTCGAGGATTATGCGGAGGCGACAGGGAGGCAACTCGACTACCGCCGCGCTTTCGGGGACGCCGCTCCGGCCGTCATCAACGCCGTCTATCGCAGGACGGTCGGGATGTCGCCCATTCAGGCGGCCTATCACGCCATGCTGAGGCGGGGGTACGGTCAAGGGATGGACAGCGCGCTGCGAAACGGCTGGAGGACTCAGGAGGACGGGCTGGGGGACTTCCGCTGGCCCGACGTGGTAGCGTACTTCGCCGTCGCGTCGGAACAGCCGGGTTTTCTCAACGACCTGCACCAGCGCATGCCGCCGATTCCCGACGACGGGGATGGGGTCGGCCGCACGTCCCGCTGGCCCGCGCCCGTCCGTGCGATCCTTTCGAGATTCCACCCGTCCGGCGCGCTGTATGACCGCTACGCGAGCGTCGCTCCGCCCGTGATGGCCCTGCTGCGGAAGGTCGTGGATGGCGAGCGTGTTTCGTGGGCCGAGGCGGACGCGGTTCTCGCCCGCATCGCCGCGTATCAGCGGGAGAAGACCGTGGACGCAGGATTCGGGTCTTATCGCATCCTCGCCGAGTTCGTAGCCGCCGGGGACTGGTTTTCGCTCCATGCGTCCATCCCTCTCGATTCGGAGATGCGGGTCGCTTTCCTGCGGTTCGCGCAGTACCTCGACCGGATGATGCCATTTACGCAGCGTAAATAGGGTCGCGGGATTTACGCAGCGTAAATCCGTGTTGTAAGGCACCCAGCGCGTCGGGTATATTCACGTTGCCCGCACTACGGTTGCTGGGTGTCTTTACAGGAGTCAGTCATGCCGTTGCAAACCGCACAGGTCGATGCGTTTCCGTTGACCGCTTCTCCCGCTCCGGTCTTCGAGATTCGGAGAAACGAGAAGGTCGATTTCGTCTTCGAGAATCCGTCCGAGACGGACTTCACCGTTACGGTGCAGTTCGGGACCAACTCGACTACGTTCTCGAACAGCACGTCGGCGAACGGGACGGCTGTTGTCAATCAGACAGTCGTTGCCAAAGGTCGGTACAACGTGACGCTTGTGCCGATGAAAGACCAGACGCACATCAAAATCGTCGTCTCGTCCGGCGGCTATGGGCGTTTCACGGTGCGACCCGGCAGCGCGTTGATTCCGCTGAAGTTCTAAGCGTCCCCGCAGTCGGCAGGAGGATGCCATGAATCGCGGAACTTACCGTGTTCTCACGCACTACTTCGCCATCGAGAAAATCCCGCAGCAGGCTGACGATACCTTCGCCATCATCAAGCGGGACGGGTTCACCAACCACGTCGGGATTCTGTACGGGGCGGTGTTCAACGACGGGTCCGGTGCGTTCACGTTCTCAGTGCAGGAATCAAGCGATAATGGCAATGCCGACCCCTACGCGAACGTGACCATCCGAAGCGGAGGGGCTGGCGTTTCCTCGGTTGCCGTGGTCGGCGGCGGTATCGTCGAGTTCGTCGTCGAGTGGGTGGCGTTGTTCCAAACGTCGAACTACCTGCGATTCCGTGCCGTGCCCGCGAGCGGAGCGGGCGGGCCGAAGGGGGTTCTGGCCTTGTCCCACGCCGTCGGCGCGGTGGAGTTCAGAACCGTGTTGGGGAACCCATGAGGATCGACGAAGCCATCACGCCGGGACTCATCAAGGCCGTTTCCCGAAACGGCCTGCGCCGTCTTTGCGATTGCGGGTTTCCGCTTCCGAAGTATCCCGGACGCTACCCGAAGTCCTGCCCCGTCTGCGGTGAGCCTTTCGAGCCGCACGACCGCCCTCCGCCAGAAACCGACGACACGGAGCCTAACGTCGAGGAACCTGACGCCGCGCCCGTCGGCGAGTCGTTCGACGAGGCGGCGCGTAGCCGGTTCGGAAAGCCGCTGGACAAGGACAAGAGGCGGAAGTTCATCGCCGTCGCCAGTCGGCTCGGTCTGGATGGCAACGGAAGGTTCGAGACGGTCGGGCATGTGATGGCAAGTCTCAACTCCGCCCTGAAGGAAATCGGTTTCTACCCCGACCTGACGCTGTACGCGAGCACGGCGAACAAGGAGGAGGCGGTCCTGAGCGTTCCGATTCGGTCGGACGAGGAGCCTGAGACGGACTGGAAATCGGACGTGCGGCTGTCCTGGGCCAAGTTGGGCGACAAGTACGAGGCGGTCGCCTACCTGACATGACAACACGACGGAACAATCCTCCCCTGCCTGCCGTGCTGCCGGGCCGGTTCTTCGTGCTGGAATACGAGCCGGAGTCCGAGTGCTACTACCTGACGGTCGATGACGACGACCGTTCAAGTTTTCGGCTGGGGCATGACGTGCAGGCCGTCATGGACCGGATGAGAGGGTGGGGGGTGTATCGGATCGGGTGCGAGGGACTGGACAAGGCCAAGGCGTTCGGGGTGGTGCAGGTCATACCGGAGGAGAATCGCGTCGTGCTCATCAATCCGCCGAACCCGACGCCTGCGTATGTTTTCGATGACGAGGAAAACGGCGATGACTGATGGACCCCAACTGCTGATGGAGGGTTATTGCCCTGACTTCGTGCCGGTTGTGTCCTACGTCCGGCAGGGAGACAAGGTGCTATTTTTCGACGGCAAGCCGTCGGACCTTCTCGAAGGCGTTTCGGGGGTTCAGGTTGTCGAGTCCATCGACCAACTCCAGTGTGAGGTGGATGAGCGGGACGAAAAGCGCGTCGTCGCCGGAACGTGGGTGGTCGAGGGGCCATTCCAGCGCAGCGACGTGAAGAACGCCAACGGGCGCATCTACTCACGGCGCATCTGGGAGAAACTGGTCGCCGACCCGAAATCGGAAGTCCAGAAGACCATCCGTGAGCGGGGGATGATCGGGCATCTGGAGCACCCCAAGGACGGGAGGACCGACTTGGGCGAGGGCGCGCTTCTGACTACAGCCCTGATGCTGAAACCCGATGGTGTCGTGTGGGGCCGCGCCGAAATCCTCGATACGCCGAAGGGGCGTATCCTCAAGGAATACACACAGAAGCGGGTCCGGTGGGGCGTGTCGAGCCGTGGCAACGGTTCGGTCGGGACCGACGGGCAGGTGAATGAGAAGGACTACACGCTCTCGACTTTCGACGCGGTGGCGGCCCCCAGTACGCCTGGGGCGTATCCGCGTCCGGGTCGGGACGTGCAGGACCAGACGGAATCCACGGTACGCCAGCGTGCGGAAGCGTCCGATGACGGACTTTCTGAGACGCTGCACACTACGGCGGAGCAGGCCGTTGCACTCTGCTACGAGATGGCGAACCGTCCGGTCAGCGGACTTTCGGAAAGCGAAAGGTCCGCCGAGATCGCGCGAATGATGCAGCAACTAGGCTACATCACCAGTCTTGCCAAGTCGGATGCCGTCGATGCGATGACGGCTTACGACGTGCAGACTGCGCTGTTGAACCGCCTGAACCGTCTGCATCAATCGTCGATTCGGCTGGACGAATCCGCCCGACCGGCGCGCCAGGAGGAGCAGGATGCACGGGAGACCGCGCTGCGGCGCATCACGGATGCGTGTGAAGCGCGCGTCGCCGAACTCTGCCGTGAGCGGGACGACCTCGCCGAGTCGCTTCGGGCGGCTACGGAGAAAGCGGACGAAATGCGCCGCCTTCTCCGTCTGGAGCGGGGCCGTCGCAAGAGGGCGGTCAGTGAAGCCCTCCGTGCGCAGCGTTCCATATCCGAATCGGTAGTCGCTGACCTTCGCAGACAAGTCCAGAATGTCCGCCGACTGCTGGCCGAAGCGACGGCCGAAAGGGGCCGTCAACTCCAGTCTCGCGCTCCGATGTACGAGGCTGAAGTCGAACCGGGACGCGCCGTGCCCGCCGTCCGTCCCGTCCTTCCTGCGGGCACGGTTGTTTCGGCGTCGTCCGTCGTGACCAAGGTAAAGCCGGTGTCGTCGCCTGCCAGTTCTGGGGCGGCTCTGGCGGCGGCTGCGGTCGCGGCGGTCAACAAACCTTCTGGACAGTAGCCGTGAAAACGGGTACTTTTACAGCGCGTAAAAGGAGTCAGTTATGAGCGACCTCGTGCTTGTCAATGACGGTGCTTACCAGTCCATGATGGAGACTGGCTTGCGTCTGGCCTCTCTACCCGAAAGCGAAGGGGGCTGGGCGGAATACTTCGATGAGGATGCGGGCCTCGGAATCAAGGACGATTTCACGCGGGCCTGCACCGCCATCCTTCTGGAGAACAACAAGCGGTGGCAGGCGAAACTCTGCCGGGGCCGGATTGTCGAGGGGCGCATCGTGGTCAACGAGGCGGTCCGGTCGGCCCTGCTCGGCGGGTACACCGACTACCTGCTGCCGATGGTCCGCGCCGCCTTCCCGACCAACGCCATCAATGACCTGGTGGCCGTGCAGCCGACCCTCAAACGGGTCGCAACCTGCATGTATTGGAACTACTCCTACGGGACGACGAAGGGCAGCATCTCCGCTGGCCAGCGGATTTTCGACGCGACCAGCGGCGTCCAGTTCCCTGCGTCGCAGACCAATCAGTTCCCCCGCCACTACTCCGGCGAGTACGTCGATGGCGAGACGACCGGCACGGTGTCCAGCAGCGGCACGAACACCAACGATGTCATGTCCGGTACGCTCGCGTGGGTCGGCGGTGGCGTCCGGCCCGGATCGGTTCGCCTGACATGGGCCGGAACCGGGACTGTAACCATCACGGCGGTCGATAACGGCAACGGCTCGTTCGTCGTTTACAAGGACGCGGCCACCAACGCCGTTTCGTCGTCCTCCATCAACTACGCGACCGGCGCGTTCTCCATCGTCGGCGGGACCAACGGCGTAACCGCCGCTGGCACGTCCACCACGGCGACTGCGTACTACCGCTTCAACAGCGAGGGGACGCGGATGCCGCGCATCGACATCACGCTGACGACCTCGACGGTGGAGACGGAGAGGCGAGCGCTGGAACTCAACTACCCCATCGAAGCGGCGCAGGACGTGTCCGCCGAGTGGGGTCAGCCGCTCGAACCGCAACTGCTTGCCGCCGGAGCGGAACTGCTCAATCTGGAGGTCGCGGCGCAGATCATCGCCGAGATGTGGGCCGTCGCGCCGACCTTCGGTTCGTTCGACACGACCATCCCTGACGGGATTTCGCTCGAACAGCACTTCCGCTCCATCATGTACCTGCTCAACGGGGCTTCCAGCGACATCTGGGACCGGACGCAGAAGGGCTACGGGTCATGGATTATCGTGGACACGCTCGCGGGCAACGTCATCAAGAGCCTGCCGCGCGACCTGTTCGAGAAGGCTCCGACCCCGGCCAGCGTCAACGGTCTGCATTTCATCGGAATCCTCGGCGGGCAGTTCCGCGTGTATCTCTACAAGGGCTTGCGCCATGAACCGGGTGCGTCGGCTCTTGGGAATATCCTGATGGGATGGAAGGGAAGCGGGATTCAGGATGCCGGTTTGGTGTACATGCCGTACCAGGTGTTCTACACCACCGATACCCTGACCGACGCTTCGTTCACCAGCCAGAAGGGTCTGGCGACGCGGTATGCGACGAAGTTGGTCAACCCCAACTTCTACGCGAAAATCACGCTGACCTCGACCTGATTCTGGTTTGCAGGCAGACACCCGCCGGGGCCGGGCGAAAGCCCTGCCCCGTTTTTTCTTTGGAGGACACGATGCCCGAATCCGAACCCGTGTTCATCAACGGTCAACTCCGTCCCGTCATGGTTCCGTGTCAGGACGGGCGCATGCGTCTGGTCCTGCCGTTCGCGGAGAAGTGGTCCGGTTCTCCCTACGGCGGGGTGTACGAGTTGAGCGGGGAATACTACCGGCGGTTCGTCGCCAGCGGACTTCTGGTGGAGAAGCCCGCTGGCGGTTCCTTTCGTTCTGCGCCTGTTGATGTTTCCGTTCCGCCGGTGGTTTCGCAGGAGGAGAACGACGACGATTCCGCAGCCGATGCTACCGATGCCCAGGAAGAAAACCCGTCCGAGCAGGTCCAGCCCGCCATCCCGCCCGAAGTCATCAGCGACCTGATGGACATGGTGGAGGGCATGAGGTCGCCTCCGTCGGAGGATGATGTGGCGGCGATGCTGCGGTACGTCCTCGCGGTCCGTTCCGGCGAGCGGGCGGAGGCGGATTCGGAGTGGTCGAAGGGGACGCTCAACCGTCTGGATGAGATTGCGAACGGACGCTACAAGCGGAAAACGCGGAGGTGATTCGTGCCTTCGACGCTGACCGTCGCATCGGTTTACGAGCACGTCCGGTCCATGCTCGGCGAGCCGGTCGTCGATGTCGAAGTCCTGGAGTCGCATTATGAGGCCGCGCTGCGGCAGGCGGTGCGGGTTTACAACCGCTACCTTCCGCGCGAGGCGGTCGCGCCCCTGACGGTTTCGTCGGCGGTGAAGAAGTACCTCGTTTCGCATGTGAACCTGCTTGGCGTGACCGACGTGCAGTTCGTCCGCGACGTGCCTGTGACCGGCTCGGTGGACCCCTTCACCTACTGGCGGCGCAGCGACCAGTTCGTGGGCGGCATGTCGTTCGGGGAACTCGACCAGCAGTTTCACTCCGCCGAGGACGCCAGCCGCATCCTGTCGGTGGACCCGGACTGGAAGGGCCAGTGGGAGCAGGACGGGTCGTACTATCTCTACATCTCCGTCCCCGAAGGGCGGACGTTCCTCTGCTCCTACACCTACTTGTGGGCCGTGTCGCCCGACGACACCGCCGGTACGGGCCTGTCGGCCATCCCCGAAACGGATACGGACTGGCTTCTCGACTTCACGACGGCGCGCGTGAAACAGGTGTTGGGGCGCGTCCTGCGGAAGCACGGCGGAGTTCCCATGCCGGACGGCGGTTCCGAATCTACGGACGGTTCGGACCTGTCTCAGGAGGGCCGTGAGGACGAGCAACGGCTGACGGACGAGATTCGCCGCCGTTCACGGCGGCCCCTGCTGGATGTCGGATGAGGCTGCGGAAGTCGCACATCCCGGACCTTGAGAAGACGGCGCGGTTCATCCGCCGTGTGGCTCTGCCTACGGCCAGGGACGCCGTGCGCGACTTCGCGCGGGAGAGTCGGGACGGTTTCAGGGCGAAGATTTCGGCGCAGGATTTTCCCGCCTTCGTCGAAATCCCCCTGTCGCCCCGGTATCTCGCGTTGAAGGAGCGGAAAGGAAGGGACACGCGGACGATGATTGCTACGGGGACGTACAAGCGGTCCATTCGCCTGTTCGAGCGTCCTCGCGGTTTGCGGGGCGTGCTGTTTCACATCGGGTTCGAGCGAGGCGCGAAGGCGCGCAATCTCGATAACGAACTGACGGACACGCCGCTGACGCTGGTGGCCGCCGTGCAGGAGCATGGCTCGGCCGCCGCGCGGGTTCCGCCCCGTCCGCACTGGCGTCCGTACCTTCGCTTGATGGAACGGAGGGCCGTGGGGGTTCGGGACTACATCGCTGAGCAGGTCGTGCTGAAGTGGCGTCGCGTTTTCCGGGTGGACTGATGCCTTATCTTCCGCGTCCCACCATCGACCAGACCGAGTTTCCGCTGTCGTACAGCGCGGACCTGATGCTGGCCGTGCGCGTCATCGAGGAGCGGTGGCGGCGGCATTTTCCGCTGCTGCCGTACTACTCCCTGCGCGTGGCCCAGTCCGTCCCCGCCAGCGACAACGCGACGGTGGGGGACGGAATCGAAGCGACGGCCCTGGACCCGCTGTGGGGCGAGTCCGTCGGCGTCGATGTCGAAGGGCAGCAGTGGGCGCAGCCGCACGGCTACGGGACTGCGCCCGCGACGGACGTGGACGTGTTCGCGGACCCTATTCCGCTCAACATGCGCATCCAGCGCGACGCCGAAGATACGGACCTGAAGCGATGGGGTTTCGACCGCGCCCGCGACCTGATCGCCGTCGTCCCGGTCAGTTTTTTCGACGCGGCGGGCGTAGAGGCTCGCGTCGGCGACAAGTTCGTTTGGAACGGGGAGGAGTTCTCGGTCCTTCAGGTGACGAGGGACGGGTACTGGCGGAACACCAACCTGCGCCTGTACCTCGTGATGAACGCGCAGCATCGCAGGAGGGGAAGTTGAGCGTTCGGCAGGTGTTCAAGGCTACCGTTGTCGGGTTGCGGAGTTACGACGCTTTCGACGCCGACATCCTGCTGGGCTTCGGCGTTCGCCTGCGCAGGCGCGTTGTCGTGGAAGGCATCGTTCTACGGAAATACACCCGCGAGCAGTTGCCGTCTCTGTACCGTGCCCTGACGCTGGTTCTGGCGGGAAAGCGCGTGCTGCTCCTGGCCGATCCGTCGCAGCAGCAGGAGATCATTCGGGCGGCGGTTTACTACGACGAACGGGAACCGGCCGGAGGCGTCTGGATCGAGGACGTTCCCGGTTACGGGCGTCGGATGAACGTCGGCCTGTTCGTCTCCGCAATGGCTCCGGGATTCCACCTGGCCGATGTTCGCGGTTTGCTCAACAACCGCGCGGAGGTGGCCTGATGGGTTCTCCCGCTACCCTTGAGGACTTCTTTCGAGTCCATGACCTCGCCGTGTACCGCTGGTGGACGGGTCTGCGCGTGAAGTACGGGACCGCCGGCGGTCTGTTCGCGTCGATCAAGGACGATGTTTCCATCATCGCCGTTTTCTCGACCCCCGACAGGGCCTATGCGTCTGTCGCGGAGGCGTTGCGCAAAGCGTCGTGGATTTCGCAGTCGGACTACGACCGCCTCTTGGAGACGCCGGACCTGACGGTGTTTCCTCTGCCCCTGTCCTCGATCCATCGCGGGGACCATTCGCTCGACACCGAACTGCGGGGGACGCCCAAGACGATTCGAGGCACGGATACCGACGTGCTGACGGGAAAGCCGCAGGTGTTTCAGTTTCCCGTTCCGTACTGGGTGGACTACACCATCAACGTCTTTTGCCACAAGACCTATTCTCTCGCGTTCATCGACGAGTGGGTGGCGTCCCAGTTCGGCCCGCTCGGATGCCTGCCGAACGAACGACTCATCGAGGTCGAGCACGCTGCGACCATCGGCGTCATGTATCAGCCTCTACGGTTCGAGGGGCGGGCGGACAACTCGGATTTGGAAGGGCCGACGCCGCGATACCGTCGCGTCGATTACACGTTCCGGCTGAGAGCGTGGATGTTCAAGGCTCCCGTGCAGGAGTTCGGGGGCGAAGTTCCTTGATAGGCGTCGAAGCGTTCGGATACACTACGTATGAGGAGTCAAACCCATGCCGATTAGCGACCTGACTGCGTTGGGGTATCTCAAGCAGCATGAGCCTCAGCGCCAGAACAATGTTGTCCTGCACATCGTCAATCCCCCGGCCCCTGCGGGCGTTCCGTCGTCGGGGACGGCCGACGACGTTCTGGTGCTGGCGCTTGAGTCGTTTCCCATCCCGAAGCGCAGCATCAATCCCATCGAAATCGGCCACTTCAACGGGCGTGTGAAGTACGCGGGTCGGCCGACCTACGACCCGCTTCAGATTGTTTACAAAGACCTCGTTACCGCCGAGACATACCTGATTCTGGCCGAGTGGTGGAAGGCGGTGCATCGGGACACCGATTTCGGCGACGGCGCGACTCCGGGGCGCATCGGGTTCAAGTGGCGGGCTGACGGGACGGGCTACGCCCGGAACGGGTACGTCCTGCTGTATCCCCCGACCGGCGACGACGGAGCGGGGGGCGACACGCTGACCCGCCAGTGGAACATCGAGGGGATGTGGCCATCGACGTTCGATCCCGGCGAGGCGGACATGAACGGCGAGGACTACATCCGCGTCAACGTAACCTTCGAGTGCGACCGCGTGTACCCCGTGGACATCAGGACCAGCGGGCCGACCGCGCCGGAGGACTTCCAGGGCTAGGGCAGGGGTATTTACGCTGCGTAAATGCCCCTTCCGATTTACGCTGCGTAAATGCCGACTTGCCCATAACCCCCCGCCAGAGGCGGGGGAAGGACGAACATGACCGCTTCATCGACGCCTTCGCCTACGGCGTGGGCCACCTTCAGGTTGCCGTCGTTGGGCTACTTCTACGACGGCAAACTTCCCAACGGAGAGATCGGCGTTCGGAAGATGACGGCGCGGGAGGAGTCCATCCTGCAAACGCAGGGTTTGGACGGGACCGACCGTATCAACATGATTGTCGCCAACTGCATCCGCCTGCCCGACGACTTCGAGTACGTCCTTCCGGGGACCGACCGGAAGGTGAAGGGTGTGGATGCGCTGCTGACGACCGACAAACTCGCCGCCCTGCTGTTCCAGCGCACCTTCACCTTCGGACCCAACTACACCTACACGTTTCGTTGTCAGGCATGTCGGGCGAACAACCGCGCGACCTGCAACATCATCGAGGACTTCGATTACGTCAGCCCGGAAACGCTGCTCTTGCAGGCCGAGCGGGACGGCGTAGCCCTGACGCTGGAGGAGCCGTTCGAGGTCAGGTTGCTGGACGCGGGGCTGACGGTCCGATGCCGCCTGTTGCGGGGCGTGGACGAGCGGGAGATTTTCCGCAGGGCGAACAAGGCGAAACTGACCAATCTGGACCCCACCGACCCGTCCTACATCGCGCGATTGTCGGCACAGATTGTCGATGTGGAAGGAATGGACTGGCCCCGACTGGACGCCATGCGGAAAGAGATGTGGTTGCGCAGCATCACGGCGGCGGACAGCGCCCGCATCCGCATCGAAACCGAGCGGAGGCAGACCGCGCTCGATACGGACGTGTCGCCGTCGTGCCGCGCCTGCGGGGCGGTCAACGAGATGCCGTTGCAGTTCGACGTGGAGTTTTTTCTCCCGTCCCGTCTGTGATGAGAAGACGCTGCGGGAGCATGTGTTCTTTCTTCTCTACTGCGGCAAGGGGGGTTACACGCAGGAGAGCATTGACCGGATGACGATGGACGAACTGCTGGCCCACGGAGAGCGGCTTCAGCAGCAGTTGCGGGAGGAGAAGGCGGCGCACGAGCGCGAGATGGCCCGCGTCAGGGCGAAGCAGTCGTCGCAGGCGGCGCGGGCGCGGTTCCGACGAAGGTAGGCGGTTATGAGCATCGCTGGCTTGGCTTACGGAACTGATGGAGGGGGACTTCTGGCCGCCCGCCTGACCCCCTTCGAGTTCTACCGTCAGAACCTCGTCTTTTTCGAGATAGACCAGTTCGATACCGACGTGCCGGACAGGAAGCCGCTGTCGTTCTTTGTCGAAAGCCTGTCGCTGCCCTCGCTGGGCGTCAACGTCCGCGAACTTTTCTGGGGGAACCAGCCTCATCGGGTCGCCGGCGCGCCGGCGCAGCGCGACCCGATTTCAATGACGCTGGTGGACTTCTTCTCGATAGCGCAGGATTCCGACTACTACTGGCAGGGACAACTCGCGGCGAAGGTCCATACGCTGGATGCGCTGTCCCTGATTCTCGACTGGCACGCGCTGGTTTATGACCGCATGACGGGCAACTTCGGTTATCCGAGAGATTATTTCCGCAACGCGACGATTCATTGGCTCCAGCATCAGGGATACGGCAATCCCGAAGTGGACTTCTCCGCTCCTGAAGTGCGCAGCCTCCCGCTCTACGACGTGTTTCCGTCTCGAATCGAAATGGGCGAGGCGGACATGAACTCGGACGGCGAACCGATACGCCTGACGGTTACGCTGGAATACAGCGAGATGGGCGAGTTGATCACGGGGTGAGCCTTGAGCGACTTCGCCGCCAACGCCATCGGGTTCTACCTCGAAGTCGAGGACCGTCTGACTCCCAAGTTGCGGGCGGCGGCGAGGGAGTACCGCTCCTTCACGAAACTCCTCGACCGGCTGAACACGTCTGCCTTCCGCGCGGCAAGCAAAGGTCTGGCGCAACTGGCGAAACTGGCGGACTCCTTCGAGAACATGCCCAGGCGGGCCGTCGCCGCCTACCGCGACGTGCGCAAGGCTCTCCAGAAGGAGATGAAGCCGCTCAAGCAGGAGATCGAGGTGTCGGTCGCCGGGGCCAAAGGCGGGCGGGGGGGTCTTGCCAGAGCGATTTCCGAAGTGCTGGCGAAAGCGGTCCTGCGGCTCTCCCCAGCCGCGCCGTCCCGAAAGTCGCCCCTGTTCAAGTCCGGCTCCCCGCGACGAGCCTACCGAGGCGAGGTCCAGCCTCCTGACTACACGGGGCGCATCAGGGGGCTTCCGCGCTTCGCCGAAGGCGGCGTCGTTGGCGGGGCCGACGCGGGGGAGGACAGGATTCTCGCCTACCTGACGAAGGGCGAAATGGTCCTGACTGAGAAGATGCAGGAGGGGCTGAAGGCCATTGTCGGCGCAATCGGCAATACGGTGAACCTGCGCGGCTCCGGCGGCGGTTTCCTCGCAGGCGGCTCCAGCGAGATTGTGCAGGCGATGACGGACTTCGAGAACGTGGTCCGCGCTCTACCGAAGATGGAAAAGGCCGCCGCAGAAATGCGGATTCCGTTGCAGGACTTCGAGGACTTCGGAGTCGCGGTCGGAGTCGTAGAGCAGGCCGTCAAGACGCTGACGAATCGGATGGTCGTCATGGACACCGCGAGCCGGAAGAAGATGCTGCCGACGCTCAAGGCGATGACGAAGCAGTTGGACCGCATGAAGGGAGTCATGGAAGGTCGGAAGGGTCTGGAGGCTATTTTCGCTCGCTTCATGCGGTTGCCGGCCATAGCCGCGGTAGCAAACCTGCTCGGCAAGGCCCAGGAGGGCGTCAGTGCGATCATGGGGGTTGTTACATCGGGGATGCAGTTGCCGGGGGCTGAGGAAATCGGCAGTTTCATCGACAACCTGAACCGCCTACCCCGCACAATCAGGATGACCCGCGACGAACTGACCGGGTTGAAGCAGGCGGGCGCTGCGATGGCGAAGGACTTGGGCGTCCCGCTCGACATCGTGGGTGAGGCGTTCGAGTCGTTGAGCCAGGCGGGCGTCAAGGACGTGGAACTGATGAAGCGGCTGGCGGGCGCGGTGTCCCTGCTGACCACCACGACCACCGCCTCCGGCGACGAGGTGGGGAAACTCGCCTACAAACTCGCCGCCGTCGGGAAACTGACCGAGCAGCAGATCGGCGACTTCTTCGGCATGGTCAGCGCGCTCTCGAAGCACAAGGACTTCTCCGGCGTCATCGACGCGAGCGCGATGATTCAGGGGGCGCGGGAGTCGTTCGAGGAGATGGGGGCCGTCATCCAGGATATGACGGCGGACCAGCAGAAGGCCGTCATGGACAACCTCCTGTCGATGGGCGCGGCCATCTCGACCCAGTTCGCGGGTCAGGGGGACGAGTTTATGAAACTCGTTGCTACGATGGCTTCCGGCACGCAGGAGGGGATGCAGAAGGCGGCGACGGTGCTGGGGATGACTTCGCAGGAGGTTGCCGAATCGCTCAAGACCGCAGACGGCACGCGCAGGGTGATGGACGCCCTGCTCGGCAGGCTGGCGAACGCGACCGACCCGATGCAGATGCGCGCTCTGGCCGAAGCCCTCGGCATCGAAGCGACCAACGAAGCCTTGGGCCGCCTCACGCGAAACGCGCAGAACATCCGCGATTCTCTGAGCACCGCCGGAGCAGCGGCCTACGGGATGGGAAAGGGTATTCAGGCGATGCAGGCGGACGTGGAGAACGTCCTGACGCCCTTCCAGAAGTTTATGAACGAGGTGATGAACCGAGCCGCCAACTTTCAGGTGTTTGGCGTCAGCGGCGCGGAAGCCCTCAACTTCCTCAAGGAGTTCAACATCACGGCGGCCTACTCCTCCGTCATGCTCGTCAAGGAGTTCGGCTCGGCCCTGCTGCAAGTCGGCATGTGGCTGGGGAATCTCGTCGTCAGCGGACTTCGTTGGGTCGGTGTGATGAAGAAGGTTTCGACCGTAGCCGGGGGTGTCGGCGCACCTGGGGTTGGGGGTGCGGGCGGCGGAATCGCGGGGGCGGTCACGCGGGTCGGCGACGTGCTGAAGGGTGCGGTTACGGCTGTGTGGGACGCGCTGAAAACCGTCCTGACCGGCGTGTGGGATTTCGTCGTCAAACTCGCCAAGGGGTTCGGCGAGATTCTAGGGTCCATCGGCAAGGGTGTCGGAGAAGCCCTACGCTGGATTCTGACGGGAATCGGGCAAGGGTTGAGCGCGCTTGCTCCGGGCCTCGTCGCTCTGACCCCGGCGATTCCCGTCATGCTCGTCCTGTCTGTCGCCGTCGTCGCTCTGGGAGCCGCCCTGCGTCTGGCCGCCCCAGCGTTCGAGATGCTCCGCGACGTGATTATCTACGCGATGGACAGGGCGATGGAGACATTCTACGCGCTGATAAACCTGGACGTGGGAAAACTGCTCGCCGTCGGTCCAGCCATGATCGCCGTCGGGCTGGGTTTCTCGGCGCTCGGGTCCGGTATCCTCGTCGGTTCGGTGGCCCTCATGGCCGCCGCGCCGGGCCTGCTGGCGTTCGCCGCCGCGGTGAGCGCGATGCGCGGCATTTCCGGTTCCCAGTCGGGCGGATTCGGCGACGTGGTGACGCAACTCGCCAGGTCGTTCGACATCGACAGCCGCGTGCTGAAGCGGGCTACCGTGGCCGCGCTGGCGACGGCTCCGTTCATGGCATCGCTGGTCGTGGCGGGCGGCGCGATCACGGCGGCGGGTGTGCTGGCGACGCTGGCGGAACTCGGAACGAGGATGAGCGAGTTGGTGGGGCTGGGCAACCCGCTGACCAACCTCGCCGCCTACTCCGGCCAGATGGTTTCCGCCGTCGTGTCGGTCGCGCAGGCGTTTGCGGGCATCGACGCCGCCCTGCTGGCCAGCGCGGTCGTGTCCTTCAGCGCCGTCGTGGACTTCCTGACGAAGTACGCCGAAGTGGCGGAGCGGTTCGACAGCGTGACCGGCTCGGCTTTATCGCGCGCGGTCGATGCGGTCGGGTCGTGGGTCGGCGGAGACCAGATCAAGGATTGGCTCGCCGGCGCGTTCGGGCTGTCCGACGCCATCGGTCGCATCGCCTACTCGTTCAGCCAGTTGCGTCTGGAAGGAAACGCTCCGATGCAGCAGGCCCGCGATTTCTTCGAGGGGTATATCCGCATGGCGGAGACGGCGCAGACGGCCATGTGGGTCGCCGGGGAGCGCCTCAAGCCCCAGTGGATTGAGGGATTCGTCGCTACGTCGCTCACGCTCGCGGCCGGACTCGGAAAGGCCGCCGAAGCGTTCGGGGAAACCGCGAAGAACGTCCGGCAGAAACTAGCCGTCCAGCCGATGACATCCGCCGAGATTGCGACGCTGGTTTCCGTTCGGATCGAAGGGATGGTCAGTAGCGAGGACGAAGGGACGCACGAGCGTCTGGACCGTCTCATTGAGGTCATGCAGGGGCTTTCGGAAAAGTCTCCGGTCGCGTCCGCAGCGCGCCGCCCTGCGGTCCCCATTCCCGTCGGGGACGACGTGGCCGGGCTAGCGCGAGGTTGATATGCCTGCCGGAGAAACGCCGTATCCGAACACCGACTACATGGATGTTCGCATCGTCCTCGACCCGTTCTGGCTGGCGAAAACGTACAGTGCGCACACCTATCAATCGCTCTGGGAAAACAGGTTCGGGGACGATTTCGGAGTCAGCGGATTCAGCCGGTTTCCGAACTCCATGAACACGTATAACTCATCCGACAACGCCATCCCGGTCGAGTTCATCGCTACCTACTGCAACATCACGGAAGAAGGGTTCGAGGAGCAGCAGGGCGTCGCGTATTCGCCAACGGATGTGGCGGGTCGGGAGGAGGCGTATCAGACCTACCAATCCGGCGAGAACCGACAGGTCTCGCTCACGTTCAAGTTTCAGGCGTTGGCGAAAGACCCGCTCGGTCCGCGCGACGAAGAGGCGGCGTCGCTCGGCGAGGACGTGCAATCGCCGTTTCAAGTCATGTTCTGGGCGCGGTGGCTTGGGCTTCTCAAGGAGAGGGTTTACTACCAGACGGAGGGAACCTATTTCACGTTCGGTCCCCCGCCTGTGCTGCTGAAAATCGGGTCTCTGCTGGTCATGCGGGCCGTCTGTACGGGGGCTGATATCACATGGCAACCCCCGTTCGAGTTGCCCTACATGCTTCCGCATGGGGCGGACGTGGCCTGCACGTTCGTTTCCGTGATGGCTCCGCCGCCATACGGAACCCCGGAAGACCCCGATACTTATGTGCCGGAGTATCGTCTGCATCCGACGGTAGCGAACCTCCTGCAAGGAGTGCCCCGGTACAACCAGCGCGTGCAGTTCTTCGGCGGATTCGGCTGGAGGAGCGCGTGAACGCCTATCGGACGAGAAGGAAGGACGGGTTTGCGCCTGTCTTCTTCAGCGGTTACATCGCGGGGCCGGACGGGGCGGTGCTGTTTCATCTCCAGACCGAGCATTTCGTCAGCCTGTCCGTCAGCACGACGGGAAAGTCGGCGTGGACGGGGACGCTCTCGCTGGTGGACCGCTACGGTGTCGGCATGTCCAGGGCCGTTTACACGCCGGGGCAGTGTACCGTGGTGATGAGATGGAGGTTCGACGATCCGTGGAGCGACGATGATACCGACGCCCTGACCTACAAGGGTCTCATCGCCAGGCCGTCTCTCAGGTTTACGGCGGAAGGCATCACCGCCGACCTGGAACTGGTCGGTATCGAATCGGTCGATGCCCGTCTTGGCGCGGAGAGCGTACCCCGCGAGTTCGCGGGCAAGTCCGCCTCGGAAGTGGTCGAGGCCATCTGTACCGCGATGAGTTCGCTGCGCCCCGGAACCTTCTGGCATGAACCCGTCATTCAGGAGTCGGACGACTACCCGACCGACTGGGTGATTCCGTCAGGGCAGAGCCATTGGGATTTCATCAACTCGACGCTGTTGGAGTCGGCGTGCAAGGCGATGTTTCCGCCCGGCGAATCCGACCGCTGCGTGGGGTTCGACCCGTTCGTTTGCTACGTGGACCCCCGTCAGAACCGACTGCATTTCCACACCGCGAAGTATGACCCGGAATCGGGGTCCGATACGAGTTACCGCATGGAAACCGGCGAGTACGTCGTCTATGCCGACGGGGCCGGAGACGTGATTTCTTTCGACCCCGAAGATGCGGCAGTTCAGGCACTTCTGGCGGGGGGATTGAGTTATCGCGGAACTGGCGTGAACTCCGACGACGGGCGGCCGGTGGATTTGGCGTATTACGCTACGGCAGGGGTCGAACGCAACCCCACGACGTTCGACGGGGCTGGAGTGCGCACGTCCCACGAGGAGGCGGTTCACGCCATCGACTACACCAAGCAGACCGCAAACGCCAAGCCGGTCGCCGGGCGGACGGAACAGCACGTTCTCGGTGCGGCGCGCGCCGAGGGCGGCGCGGCGACGATGGGGCTGCTGAAGGCCGACCTGACGGTGAAGGGAACGCACGACCATTCGTTCTTCGACATCATCTACGTTCGGTACTTCGACCACACGGGAGCAAAGAACTATCTGTCCGGGTTCTACTCCATCGTCGGAATCGAGCATGAGGTGAGCGGAAACGGCTGGACGACGAGACTTTCGCTGGTCCGGTCGGGGTTCCGGCGGACGACGGGGGCGACGCAGCAGGTCGGTTCGACCCCAGGCGGGGCAGGAAGTGCCGAGTTCTACGCTTACGAGCCTGGGGATCAGGAATCCTGATGAAGCGATACGACGGCATTTACCGTGGCATCGTCCTCGGCGTTCACGACGAGGAGGGCCGTGGGCGCGTGCAGGTAGCCGTTTACGGGGTGCATTACCCTGAACTGACGACGTGGGAATGGACCGCATCGGGGGAGCAGCAGGTGGTCAGGCGGGCTGCGCCGTCGTGGGAACACGCCGAGGTTCAGATTCTCCCGGATTCGAGTACGACCGAATCTCCGTTCGAGTGCTACCCCTGGGCCGAAGTCATCTCACCGAGTTCGTGTCTCGCCGGTCTCCATGTAACCCTGCGCGAAGGCGACCTCGTGTTCGTCGTGTTCGAGCGTGGCGATGTCCGCTACCCCCTGGTTCTGGGCGGGTGGATTAGTTGCCGAGGCGGTCTGCGCGACCATCCGCCCGAAGCGGACGGGTTCGAGTCGGAAACCCAGGGCGGACTCCGGCACACGCTGGAAGCCCCGTCCGGCGCGCTGTTCGACGCATCCGGCGCTAGCGCCGAAGGGGTGGCGCGCGTCGCTGTCCCAGGAACCGAGTTCGTCTCGGAAGCCGCTACCGGCAGTATTGACGTGTCCGTGCTGGGGATGTTTCGCGTTCGAGGCGGGGCGGCATCGTTCTTCAACGAGGCGTTCTTCGTGGCCTCGAAGGACGTGATTCTGGATGCCTGCGACAAAGCCCCTTACGACATCGAGGACCACCGGCCCCTGCTCGGCCTCTATTCGACGTGGGAAGCCGATTTCTACGCGGCCGACGCCATCCACATCGGGCAAATCCTTCGGCGGAGGTTCGCCGAAATCCCGCCTTCCGATTACGAGCGAAACGATTTCCAGCAGTCCCGCCTGACGTGGGTTGCGCCGAAACTGCTGGCGTTGGGGTGTGTCAGGGGCGAGTCCGGCGTCCTGGAGTGGTCCACCTTCCCCGAATCGGCGGTCGATATGCACTCTACGGAGCGCGTCGCGGTGCAGGCGACCGACAGCGTTTCCGTCATCGTGCGCGGCTCGGAGAGCGTCGGGATGAACTACGGCCTGCTGGGGCTTTACTCCGATTTCTCGGCGGAGATTCACGCGACCCAGCGGGTCTGGCTGGGGCAGTATGTGGACTTGGGCGAGGGGCGAGTCTATCCCGTGCGCCAAAGCAACGTGGTCTTGGCGAACGGAGCGCGCACGGTGATCGGGGGGTTGAGGGCAGACTGCTTTCAGCACGCGGACTGGCTCAACGGATTCGTGTCTGGTGCGGACGCATCCGTCTCTCCGCGGGACTACCCCCTCAAGATTCACGCCGACGACAGGGTGGCGGAGTCCGTCAGTACGCCTTACTCCGAGATGTGGGCGTCTGTCCTCATTCAGATTCGCACCGAAACCGAAGAACCGTCCACCTACGAACAGACGTGCCCTCCCATCACCACGGACGACCTGCGCGGCGGCGACGTTTTCATCTGGGGTCGGCGGGTCATCGTGCAGGGGACCGAGGATGTTCTTTTCTACCCAGGCGTGCTGACCGTGTGGGATTCGGACAGCGCGGGGGGCCGTGTGAACGTGCTGAAGTTCACGGACTGGAACGTGGATGTAACCATCAACGAGTGCGTCGCCGAGGTGTCCGTCAGGTCGGCAGTCACCGTGAAAATCACCGGAAATGCTACAGGGGGAGGAAAGTATTTCGGCCGGGTGTTGACTGGTCCTTCGACGGCTGGGGAGGCGACCGACCTTTCCATGCCGGAAGGTCGCGGCGTTCCGACGGCGGACAACGCGCTCGTCCTCAATCTCGTCGAGAACGGCAGCGGCGGGCATGAGTTGGCGTCGGGGACGTTTCACATCGGCCTCATCGTCGGGCGTGTCGTGGACGGGGCATACGACGGCTACTTCATCGTTGAAATCGAAGCCCTGGCTGGCGAAGACTGCTCGGAGGCGTGATGGCTTACCAGCGTCCTCGAACTGGCGTTTACAAACGGCTCGCGGGCCGAAAGGCGACGTATCTGCGCCCGCAGGAGGGTGGCCGGTGCTGCTGTGCGTCCGACTGTGATTGCGACCATGCTACCGTCGAACTGGTCCTCTCCGGCGTTACGGTGTGCGGGTACTGCTCGTCATATACCAGCCATGCCGACCTGAACGACTATTCATTCGAGATATCCTCGGCCCCGAACGGAACGCTCACGTTGCAGAGGTGCTATGGCGTCTGCGCCTACGCATGGCAGGAGCGGGACGGGATTCCCGACGCAGGAGCGGCAACCTTCTACGACTCCACAAACTGCAATGAGAGCGGAGACCTCTATGTGTGTTCGGGGTACAACCGCGCTCTGGTCTGGGAGGTTGCGGCTGGGTTCTACCTGTGCCTTCTCGTCCTGGTCATCACCGACAAGGGGGGCGCTCCGGCGCGGATGGGAGTTCCTGATTACATCGTCCAAGCCATATCGCAGGTGACGTACACGTCCTGCACGGAGGACAGTACGGTGGAGAGCAATACTTATACGTCGAGCGGCGATTGCGGGACTTACCTCGCGGTCGAGCCGCTGGACCCCTGGATTGGCGACGGAGCGTGCCAGTTCAATAGCGTAGCGATGGTCGGCGGGTGGGGAGGTACGCTTCAGGTGAGGCAGTGATGGCGTGCTGTCGAAAAGTCATTCATGGCGTGGTCGGCTTGGCGAAGGCGGCGGCCGGCATCGACCGGACCGACGAACAGACACGAAACGTCAGGCGTGAAACGTGCAAGGCGTGTCCGCACTACCGCCCAGGACCGACCGCGCGGTGTGGCGTATGCGGGTGTGTGCTGTGGGCGAAGGTTTCGCTTCAGTCGGAGACGTGCCCGGAAGGAAGGTGGTAGTCGATGCCCTCCAACAGTTTCGTTCGCAAAGGAGTGCAGGCGCGGTTGACGCGCGCGTACCTCCGGTTGAAGGCGGCTAAATCCCTGCTGGTCGAGGCGGACCGGATGCTCTATCAGCGCGCCCAGTTTGTCGCCAAAGGGTCGTCCTTCGCCGGGATGGAATCGCTCTACGCGACTCTGACCCGGACGGCGGCGGACAAGCATACCGTATCGGTCGAAACGGCCGATGAGCACCACCTGCGCGAACGGAGCCTCTTTTGGGTCGAGGCCGATTCGTCGCCGACGCTGTTCAACGGGAAGTTCACGGTAGCCCGTCGTTCCGGGAGCACGAACTTCTCCTATCGTTTCACCGTTCCCGCAGGGGACGTGTCCGCATCGGGAACGATTTACAGGCTGAACGTCGATAACGTGTTTTTCAACGCGCGCTCCTACTTCACCGCGCCGGAGCCGCGATACGACCCGTCGTGGCTCGTTGATTCCGTATCGGGCGTTATGGGTTCTCTGATGCGGTTGGGGTATCCGACTTCCGATGACGCTCCCCTCTACTCCGAAGGGATACAGGATTTCATCGACACGGCTTCCGACCCGACGCTCCTGAACTGGTGTCGGGGGGCCGAACTCCTGCCGAGGCTGGCGGAATATCGCCAGCGGCAGGACTACGACGAGCGCCCCGACCGAATCCTGCTTATCGGCGCGATGTCCGTCCTTGCGCGCCTGTACCGGCTGGGGATGTATCGGGACAGGGTGGAGCACATCTCGACGATGCAGGACAAACTGGACAATGAGGAGACGCCGGAGTTCGACTTCAAGGGCCTGGCGACTACTCTGACGTTTGACTCAGGCGGCGATTCGTTCCTGTTTCAGACAACCGTCGATGGGGTGCCGACGCCCGGTTCTGGGGTTATTGATTTGCTCCGCGACGCCGACGTGCGCCTTCGGGAGAACGCGAAGGTCGTCGGTTCTCCCCTGCCCAACACGATTTTCGCGGAACCCGTGCCGGACGAATACAATCCCCGTCCGACATCGGATTGACGCCGATACGTTCAACTAGCGATAATGCGATTGACTACCTAAAGGAGGTTCGATGTTTTCGTTCGCCGAAGCCGCCCCGTCGTTCTCGTGGACAGAACTCATCACGTCTGTCGTGATGCTCGTCATCACGGCTTTTCTCGTCCCGTTCCTGCGGCGGCGCGCGGCGGCGGCGAAGGCGGAGGCCGACAAACTCGCTGCCGAGACGACGAATACGGACATCCGCACGATGGAGGTGCTGGTCCACCGGCTCAAGCAATACCTGTGGGGTAGCGCGGAGGCGATTGCCGAGCGGGAGTTCCCGAAACTGGCCGCGCGAATCAACAGTGGCGAACTCAAGTCGGTAACTGATGTGAAGGCGGTTCTCCACGGCTGGGGGGCGGTCCTGAAACAGCAGGCCATCGACTACTTCCAGACGCAGGGCGTGGACCTGATTGCGGCGGTCGGGGACAAGGCTCTCGACAGGCTCATCGAACGAGCCGCCAACGCCGTCAGCCCGTTCCCCGGCAAGGATACGGCAGTCGCGCTGCTGCGCGACAACGTAACGGATGCGCTCATCGGGAAGGGCGTGGAATGGGTCCGGCGACGCTACCTGTCCGAACCCACCGGCGAGAACGCGCCGACCTAGGTTTGGCATTTACGCAGCGTAAATCGGAGCAGGGTATGGCGTGGGTCGCAACCATCATCGGGTCGGTTGTCCGGTCAGTTCTCGCGTGGTTCGGCGAGTACCTACGGCTGTGGTACACCGAGCAGAAGTCGCGGGAGAACGAATGGGCGGCGGAGACCCGCAAAGCGATGCTGGAGTCGTTCAAGACTTCGCTCAAGGTAGAGCAAGCCATCTCCAAAGCGGGCGCAACGCATCCCCGTAGTCCTGCGGAGTGGAACGTCGGGCGGTCGGTTCTGGTCCTGGCGGTCGTCTGGTGGGCCGGTGCAGGATGCTTCACTCGGTACGTTTACGTCGAGTCCCGCTACCCCATCATCGAGATTCCCCAGCGGCCTGCGGTCCCGACGCAGCCCGTCGCGTGGACGGCGAGAGAGGAAATCCTTGTCGGTTACGCCGCCTCGCTGGAGGCCGCCATCGACCGTTACAACGAGGCGGCGAAAGAGCACAACCGCAAGCACGGGTACGGCCAATGACCATATCGGAAGCCCTCAATCTGCTTCGAGCGCTGGAAAGCCCCATCTTGAAGAACGTCGTCGCCGGTGCGCCGTTTCACTACGCGGTGGCACGGAACAGGCGTCTGTTGGGGGACGTGAGGGATGCGGTTCGGAAGGCGGTCGAGAACGACGTGAGACTGGCGGAGCCATACGACCGCAAGCGGATGGCCCTGGCCGCCCAGTGCGCCGTGCTGCGAAGCGGAGAGCCTGCCGTCGATGCGTCCGGCAGGTTGATCATCGGAAACACCGCCGCCTACGCCGAAGGTTTGGCGAAACTGCGGGCGGAGATGCCGGAGGCGGCCCAGGCGTCGGACCGTGTGGAGGCGGCGCTGGCGGACATGGGGGGCGACGATGCGGGCGTATCGCTGGTGACGGTATGCACCGAGGACGTGCCCGACCTGCCGGGGGCGGTATTCGACGCCCTCCTCCCGATGATCTCCGGCTAGTATGCTTGACAACGCATAAATACGATGCTATGCTGCCGGTATGGCGGCATATGCTCGCATAGACCTCGCGGAGATGGACGAGTTCCTGGGCCAGTTCGCGCCCGCTGGGTTTGTTTTCGTGCGGGTTACGCCGCCGGGCTGTAACGAGGTAGTGTACGACTGCCCCTT